TAGATCGGATCACTAAACACTTACTTAGTGCTTTAGGTGAGGTGGAAGAGGATTGCTCCTAGTTCACTCCGAGGGTGGCTCCTAGAAATAGGGGCTACCAATTAAATTTAAAATTAAATAAGACGCAAGGCTCAAGAGCTGGGACGCAAGGCTCAGGGATCCTACACCAGGACGCAAGGCTCAAGAAAAAAAATAATTATTTAGTTGACTAGTGTCCCATGATATCTTATATGTTAATTAATAAATACAGGCGTTATATTCTAGTTAAAGTTTGTATTTGTTAGCCCCTGAAAGATTACTAGTCAATCGAGTTGGGGCAATGTAGTTTGAGGTCAATAGCGGTAACCAATCCGCCTTGTATATTGAGTACTGCTACAGCGGGGCTAGATAGTCGGTACCCGAATTCTAGCCCCCTTAATAAAGGAGTGAAGAGTATGAATATTAAAGAAGCATGGGCAATTGTTGGCGGTTTAAGTAAACCAAGCAAAATGCCCGGTTACGGTTACGGGTTAAGCGCCTTTGAATGCAGCACCGGATCGAAGTTGCGACTGATCAAGAATAGCACCTGCTCAATGTGTTACGCATTAAAGGGCCGCTATACTTTTAAAGGCGTGAAAGCAGCTCACGCAAACAGATTAGAATCAATTCAAGATCCACGCTGGGTGAATGCGATGGTTCTATTAATAAATAACTACGGGCGCAAGGTTCCGTATTTCAGATGGCACGACTCAGGCGATCTACAAAGCCTGGACCATCTAAAGAAAATTGTAGCGGTTGCAATGGCAACGCCAAAGGTGAGACACTGGCTGCCAACACGTGAAGCTGGGATCCTGAAAGCCTTTTATAAAAAAGGTCATTCACTCCCGGGTAACCTGGCTGTGAGGGTATCCGCTACAATGCTTGACGGGAAGCCCCACTCTAACGTAGGGCTAACGTCAACAGTTCACAAAGAATTAAAAGCAATTGGTTATAGCTGCCCGGCTAACAAGCAGGGAAACAGCTGTGGATCTTGCCGGGGTTGTTGGAATATCAATATACAGAATGTAAGTTATGCAGCACACTAAATCAGAATGCGATCGTTGCTTCAGGGAGTATTCCCTGGAGTTAATGATCCAATGTGAAAATGGTGGACCTCACCTTTGTATCAGATGCTATAACAGAAGACACAAGGATCAAGGCACATGGTTCATGAACCAGGACTCAAGGTTTGAGAAGACACAAGGCTCAGGGAAAAAGGCACAAGGATCAAGGGTCAAGCCTTGAGACGCAAGGTTCAAGGACCTTCCCCCAGAGTACACAGAGATGCCCCTCTGTTCGAGGGGGGTGACCATGATAAATGATTTTCCACCCAGTTTAAATCTGTTCATATGCCACGAAATTTGACCGGGCGATAGCCTGACCCTGTTCCCTGAACTTACCTTTAACTCAACCCAAAATTCATGCGGTCTTTTTTCTGTATCTAAAAATAATCCATTTAAATCAGGCAGTCCTGTGGGTGTAACAGCCTCAATTCTAGTAAAGGTAATTTTTGTAAACTTATTCTTTATTCTTCTCCAAAATTTCGTCTCCGGTTTTGTCGTCATCTAGTACCTTGTAACTCCCTTCAATAGATAATTTCTTGTCCATATCTGTTAATAATTTATCAACTTCCTCACGATTTAATTGGTCAATCGAGCCGTGCATAATTTCTTTTCTATCAATATATAAACCTGCCACTTGACCTCTGGATTTCTCAGCCTGGACCGCTGCATTCCAGTTGCCCTTTTCTTCTGCGCCTTTACTTAGCTGGTCTAATCTTTTCAAATGCCTATGGAGATTTACTTCGTATTTCTTTTCTTCTTTGTTCCTTAATTCTCTTATGTACTCTGCAACATGAGGTTTTTTTCTTAACTCAGATGCAGTCTTAGTTGCTACTGATTCAGCATATCCTGCTTGGATCGCACATTCCCTAGCACTCATTTCATCCCCATGTTCAACAAACAATAAGCAAAATTTAATCTGTCTCGGAGTAAGTTTATCTCTTACTATGTCAATATTCATACTTATCTTATAATTTAAAGTGGCGGAAAATAAAGATTTTTATTTCTACTGCTATGGCAGTATCAACAGCCGTAGCACAGCCGTAGCACTAAAATGACCTTTAAGTCATTGTAATGTATAGTATTTTTTTTACTGCTATGGCGCTATGGCGCTATGGATAGGTATTTGAGTTTTGTTAAAAAGAATTGGGGTAAAAAACACTATACACAGTATGTATTATGTGTATAGATGGTTTTGCCTCATCTAAAAGAGGCTATTCACTCCCTTCCCTCACATAGTTTTCATTCTTCTGTGTGAGGGACATTTTTTTATTTGACATTTATATTTGTATGGGATAAATAACATATAAATAACTCTAAAAGGGGAGAATATATGGGTAAAGTAAAACAATGGTTAATGAATATGGAGGAGGATGCTGCAGAAATGTCTAAATTAATGTTTGTTTTAAAGCATGGTGCAGTACACCAGGATATTTGGGATAGAGTTAACGATCCTAATTATGATGATGGAATGAGAGAACCAAAGGAGGTGTATAATGAAGATAGAAATCTTTGAAAAATGGTTAGCCGAGTGTCCTGTTGATTGGATACAAACTGATAATGGATTAAACACAACAGAAACTTATGAATTTGATTTGTCTGATTGTGAATTTGATTTTGATAAATCAGAAGAGGCAGCATGAAATATGTAATTATAGTTGAGCCAAAACTAGAAAAGAATTTTGGTAAAGACAAGAACGGCGAAGATAGAGTATTAACTGAGGATGAAGATTTAATCATACAAAGTTTAGAACAAGAGGTTCATCAAGCAACACAAGATATAAGAATAAATATTGGAAAATATCATGATGTTGATTGTTGGTTAGATGGAATAGAAGATGTTGAGGGTTATATAGATATGCCGTATCAGAAATACCTTAATAAAGAGGCAACATGAAAACAATCGTTGTAAAAATTAATGGTAAGTGGCAACTTATTAAAGTTGAGGCTGGAAGAATATTTACAGGCGAGGACCATAACATGAAGGCTGTTAAGTATCTTGATAAAAAGGTAAAAGAAAATAATGATAACTAATATTCTACTAGGGGCGATACTTATTGTTTTGATTTGTATCGCCTTTATGATATTTGTAGCGGGGGACAGGTACTTTGGAACCAATAGAAAATAAATATACAATTCATTACGATGACTTATGGGTAAGTTTTATTCCCAAAACGGACAAAGCGAGATTCTGGATTCAAGATTATAGAGGCAAGGGTCATGATTGGTATCGCTTTATGGCTAAATGTGTTGACTATGATGGAGGAATTACATTTCCTTACAACCGAGTAAATAAGTTTAGAACTTATCTTAAAGTAAAATTAAGAAAAGACGATGGACCTCAAAAAAGATAAATACTTCGGTACATTACTACCACAACACGACAAGACACCTAAACTTGTGATCTTATCTTTAGGTGCAGGAGTTCAATCATCAACAATGGCAATGATGGCAGCAGAGGGACACATACGACCTATGCCAGATTGTGCAATTTTTGCCGACACAGGATACGAACCACCTGATGTATATGAATATTTAAATTGGTTAGAGAAGCAATTACCTTTTCCAGTATACCGAGTAATGAAAGGAAACATCCGAGATGATATGGTCAGTTCCGTGGACCATGGGACGAGATTCCCGACCGCTCCCTTTTATACCGTGAATGCAAAGACAGGGAAAAAAGGAATGCTCATGCGCCAATGTACAAATGATTATAAGATCCAACCAATTAGAAAAAAGATTCGAGAACTATTAGGCGTGGGATACTACAAACACGTTAAGAAAAATGTATGGGTAGAACAGTGGATAGGAATCTCAACAGATGAGATAGCAAGAATGAAACCAGCAAGAGATAAATACATTATTAATCGTTGGCCCTTACTTGAATTAAACATTAACCGGAGACAATGCCAGGATTGGTTCGAGAAGCGAGGACATAAAAAACCGACGAAGTCAGCGTGTATCTGTTGTCCATTTCACGATGATGCACACTGGCAAGACATGAAAGATAATCGTCCAGAAGAATTTGCGGACGCTGTGGACTTCGATAAAAAGATTAGACACGGATCACGGAATGTAAAAGATAAATTATTTTTACATAGGTCAGCACAACCACTCGACCAGGTAAAGTTCAAACCAAAAAAAGAACAATACGATATGTTTGATAATGTATGCGAAGGGATGTGTGGTGTTTAAAACAATTCCTTTATCACTTAAAGCGGCAAACGATTTCGTTACATCACATCATAGACACAATAAGAAAACAGCGGGACATAAGTTCAGTATTGGCGCAACATTAGATGGCGAACTCATTGGTGTAGCGATATGCGGGAGGCCAGTAGCGAGAGCCTTGGATAATGGAACAACACTAGAAGTTCTGCGGGTATGTATTAAAGACCCTGCTCCAAGAAATGCTTGTTCTTATCTCTATGCGAGATGCCAAAGAATCTGGACAGCTATGGGGGGAGAAAAAATTATAACATACACATTGGAATCAGAACCAGGTTCAAGTTTAAAAGCAGTCAATTGGACTCATGCTGCAACAACAAAGAAAAGGTCCAAGAATAATTTATGGAATACAAGACGACCAGAACACAAGGGATATAAATCTGTGCGGGAGTCTCAACTAGCAGACGGTGTTATTAAGAATCGTTGGGAAAAACTAATCTAAAAAAAATTTAGGATCTTCTGCGATGGGACGTAATATTTTGCGTAAAGCATCCTTTCCCTCTTCACAGATGGTTAACCACTCCTCTATTGTGTAGGTTCTATCATACTTAGAATTCCAAAAATTAACAGAGAGGTCTTTACATTTATTACACCGATAAATTTTTCTTATCGGACTATCAGGCAATCGAATACTCATAAGCAGCCTTAGTTTAAAAGGCGCATTATAAGATATTTTATAAAAAATTCAATACCTAGTCAGATTCTATCTTATATCCAGGAAAACTTTCAGGGTCTAAAGGTGGTCCAAAGTATAGTGTTCTATTGATATTTCCTAAGTGATCTGTTTCATCCCAACTCTGATGATAGTGTTTATTTTCCTTTAATTCTCCTTGGGAATGACACACTTTACACTGTTCAGTAATGGATTCTGCCTCCCATCTAAATACTCTGAACCCATTACCTTTACAATTCGGACATATTTTTGTCATCATACCTCCTTCTGATGATAGAATATAATCTTTCCCATCGCATCCGAGAAGCCATTTGTTCCTTGGTCCGTGGGTCACGAAGCGCTATCCTATCTAGTCGCTTCTTTTCTTTTCGTAATCTTTTTTCTAGTTTCATAATTTCCTCTAAAAATAAATCCTAAACACGCTCCCCAAAAGAAAACAAATAAGATTATTAATGTATGCCATATGAAAAAGTTCACGACACTTCCTTTAATTTACCTTTAACTGCAGGTTTTTGTTTCTTCCATGCCTCATCAATGACCATGGAAATGTACGATCCTATTGATCGATGTGTATTCTCAGCCATTAATTTGGCTTTGTGATAGGTCTCCATTTTTGTGGCTACCGATTTATATTTTGATGTATCCATCATTTTCTCCTTTTTTTAATTGGTTCAATTAACCATTCTTTAACATCCTCACCCATTACAGCACTTGCGATATCAATCTTGCTGCGTAGGCTTTGGACAATTTTTTCATCTACAGTTCCCTCACTAATCAAATCAATATAAGTTACCTTATTAACCTGACCAATTCTGTGTGCCCTATCCTCAGATTGCATTCGCTTTTCTAAGTCATAGGTATTTGAATAATAAATTACGGTATGAGCTGCTGTTAATGTTAGGCCATACCCTCCGGTTGAAGGATTACCTACAAAGTATTTCAACTTAGAGTTCTTATCCTGGAATCGTTCAACAATATCTTGACGATCTTTATCTTTTGTATCTCCAAAGTAAGATGCCGTGCTCTCTTCTCCAAATTTATTTTTTAATATTTCTTCTATGTGTTTTAAATCAAATCTATAACTAGCCCAGATGATAACTTTACCCTCAACTTCATCAAGAACATTAAGAAGTTCATTCATCCTATTGCTTTTTAAGGCTTTTGTTTCTCCACTATCTAGTGTTACATGACCACAACTTATCTGATGTAATCTAATCAGAGCCGTGAGGCTTGATAAACTCGTCATGACTTCTCCTTCTAGTTCCGTCATATTAAAACGTCTCATCTCTTCATATGCTTTCACTTGTTCTGGAGTAAGACTAACAAATCTTTTTTCATAAACTTTATCCGGAAGATCTAAACAATCTTCCTTGAGTACTCGGTATGAGTGTTGCTCTACAACTTTATTAAGTTCGGGTAATCGTTGAAATCCTACGACCAGTTGCGTGGAGCGTGGTCCAAAGTTCACGTTGCGCATAATCGCATACCTAGAACGGAATGCCCAATAATTTTGTTTTAAAATAGTAGGACTAAGAAATTCTAATTGCGAAAAAATATCGAGAGGATTCTTAGTAACAGGAGATCCTGTCATGATCCTTCTATACTGGGCTAACTTACCTACCCGTAAAACATTTTTTGTTCGTGAAGCACTTGGTGTTTTAATTGTAGTGCTTTCATCTACAGCCATGAGTGCGCTAGATTTGTGTAAAAACTGTGCTGCATATTTAGTTCCTTTAGTAGAACTAAAAGCCTCTACATTCATTAATAAGATTCTTAGTTTCCCATTAGGAATAAGAATATTTTTAAGATCCTCCTTATCTTTCTTAGACATTTCACTTGGAGCCTTCCATGCAGCTACTAATGTTGGCACTTGATCCGGCATATGAGTAGGTAATTCTCCTCGTTCCCAGTTACGATATACACCTTTGGGTGCAATGATAAGAGCTGCCGTAATCTTGCCACGAAGATAAAGACTGGCTATCTCATCTATTAAAACTTTAGATTTACCTGTACCCATCTCCATAAAAAGCCCATAAAACTCCCTATCCCAAGATTTTTTTAAGGCTTTGAACTGATGTTCATATGGCTTTGTCTTAAAAATATATTCACTCATAATTAATTAATTTATTTTATTACTTGACTATAAGATTTAATGCAAGTAAATAATAAAAGATAATGTGGGAGAATAGATATGAATGATATTTTAAATGTATTCGAAGACGAATTTACTAAATCTTTTAACACAATTGACGATGAGGCTTTAGGACAATTAGGTAATGAGCTGGAGAGAATCAAATTGGTTCAACAGAAGATTGCGTCAACAGAAGAAATGGTAAAAAAATTAAAGGAAGAGGAGCAGGTACTTGCTGATAGCATTACGGACCTCTTACAATCTAAAGGTTTATCTGAAATAAAATTAACAGATGGATCTAAAGTAACTACAAAGGAGCAACTTTACTGCTCTATTAAAGAAGATAATAAAGACAAAGCATTTACCTGGATCAGAGAACAGGGAGATGGTGATATTATAAAGAACATAGTAAGTGTGGATTTCAAAAAAGGCGAGGATAAGGTCGCTCAGGAATTCAAACAACTAGCAGAGAATTCGGGATTGATTCCGAATGAAACATCAACTATCCATAACAGTACATTAAGATCGTATCTCAATGCAAAGGCAAGAGACGGTGTGGATTTTGATGAAACCTTGTTTGGTGTTTATCGACTTAATAAAGTCAACATCAAGCAATAAATTTATGAGGTATAAATTATGAATAAACAAGTTGTGAAAAAAAACAATGGCAATTCAGCCGTTGCAATAATGAATCAGTTTGAAAATGTACAGACTGGTTTTGAGGATATGAATGCAGACGATCTGCAACTTCCTCGATTAAAACTACTACAAGCCATGTCTCCAGAATTAGAAAATGATGATGCTCTTAGAGCAGGTCATGTATTTAATTCTGTGACAGGAGACTGGTGGCCTTCAGATCAAGGAGTCAAAGTGGTTCCTTGTATCTACCATAAAACTTATGTTGAATGGGCTCCTCAAGGAAGTGGTGCTAAAGGTCCTATAAACGTGCATCAATCCAAAGAAGTCATGAACAATACGGTTCGTGGTGAGGATAATAAATACTACACCAATGATAATTCAGGTAATTACATTGAAGAGACAGCAAATTATTTTGTTTTGATAATTGGTGGGAAGGGAGAGACAAGTCAGGCTGTTATATCAATGAAGTCATCTCAACTAACTCCGAGTAGAAATTGGAATAGTAAGATGAAGAATTTAAAGATCAAAAATTCGAAGGGTGTTTACTTCACTCCTCCTATGTGGTCTCACTCTTATTTATTGAAAACAGAAAAGACAAAAAGCGGAGATAAGACTTGGTACAAGTGGAAGATAGAAATAGATTCTATGCTTTCAACTGAAGACCATGTCAAAGAAGCTCGTTCTTTTTCTGATGAGATGGCAGTAGCAAAAGATAAGTTAGTGCCGGATCAAGACGAAAAACAAGACGAAAAAACTCCATTCTAGTTTCGTTGGAAAGTTCCAAAAGGCATGGAGGTTCGAGTCACTTCACTAGAGTGTATAGGTATCCAACGATGAGATCATTTAAACTTATACACTCAACGACTCGCAAAACAAGGCTGTCTTATGAGTATAGAAAAATTTAAACAAATATTTTCAGGGTTGGAAAGAGCCTATGGGCAATACAATTCAGGAGATGTAAAGAATGGAAAGCAGGGCGGTAATGCATATATTAAAAAAGATATTGTTACAGATGCACTATGGAAAAATCATCTTGAGGGTGTGGAACCTAGTCTTGGTATCATCCCCATTAGAGATGATAGCACTTGTTCTTGGGGTTGTATTGATGTTGACACTTATCCTCTCGATCATTTAAAAATTGTAAAAAAAATAAGAAGTTTAGAACTTCCTCTTATTGTATGTCGATCTAAAAGTGGTGGCGCTCATTTATTTTTATTTGTAGAAGATCCAGTTAGTGCTGAGGATTTAAGAAATAAGTTGACTCAATTAGCTGCCGTGTTAGGTTATGGTAATTGTGAAGTTTTTCCTAAGCAAATTAAAATTAATGCCGAGCGTGGCGACACTGGTAACTTCCTTAATCTACCTTACTTTAATAGTGATGATGGTAATCGTTATGGTTTTTTGGACAATGGTAATGCTGCTACTTTGGACGAGTTTTATTCTCTCTATGATAAGTACAAAATTAAATCCCAGGATATTAACAAAATCCAACCTAAACAAGTTGCTTTAAAATCAGATGAGTTAAGTGATGGTCCACCTTGTTTACAAACATTAATGGAACAAGGGGTTGGAGAAGGGGGGAGAGATAATACTTTATATCATTATGCAGTTTATGCAAAAAAGAAGTGGAAAGAGGGGTGGGAAGATAAAGTTTCTGACTTTAATGCTAATCATATCAATCCTCGATTAGATTATAAACAAGTTCAAAAGATAATTAATCAACATACTAAGCAAGAATACCAATACAAATGTAAGGATCAACCTATGTGTGCATTCTGTGATTCAATTGAATGTCGTAAAAGAGAATATGGAATTGGATATGCATATGAACATCAGTTTTCTAATCTACAAAAATATCAATCCGATAATTCTGTTTGGTTTATTAGTGTGGATGGTAGGGTAGTAAGTTTATCAACACGTCAACTTTACAATCAATCTGAATTTATTTTAGCCTGCATTGATCAAATAAATATTGTTGTTAATTCCGTGAGCCGTGATCAGTGGATGAATAAAATTAAAGATTTAATCGAGAAAGTAGAGATAATTGAAATGCCAGAAGATGTAAGGGTAGAGGGTCGCTTTGATCAATACCTGGAGTCTTTTGTTTTGGATCAAGGGGATGGCACATCTTTTGATGAGGTCATACGATTAGGTAAAACATTTACAGAAAAAGGTAAGACATATTTTCGTATGCATTATCTGGAAGAATTCTTAGATAAAAAGAGATTTAAAGGTTTTGATGCTACAAGAATTGGAGCAAGAATAAGGCAACTTAATAACAAGGAAATTGGGGATTTAAAGGATGGAGAAACATATCCCGATCCTACTGTAGTGAGAAGAGTAAATGGAAAAAACTATCGCTTTTGGTGGATACATGAGTTAGAGAAACCAAAACAAGAAATTGAATTACCAAAGGAGAGGAGTGATGAAGATGAAATCCCATTCTAATGATGATGAATTTGTAAAATGTAAAAACTGTGACAATGATGCAGTAATAGAAGATCCGAAAGATCAATTTTATTGTGATGGTTGTTACAAACTTTTTAAAATACTCCGTAAAGATTACTGGGGTCATCCCGATGCAACAGGATTGGAGGATAAAAAATGAGCAAACTAATTAAAGAAACTTTAGGCATAGCCACTCAGCTTGTAACTAAAGCAGAGAATAAAAAATTAAAATTAACGAGGCGAATGTTAGTTAATGATCTTAAAATGATCAAGTTAAATTTAATGTTAATTCAGGACGAAGATGGTTCTAAACGATAGACACGCAGAGAAAGTTGTGACTATCTTTGGTCCACCTGGCACAGGTAAAACAACAAGGCTATTAAATATTGTTGAAGAAGAAATAAAAAATGGAACTCCCATTGATAAGATTGGTTACTTTGCCTTTACTAAGAAAGCTGCGCACGAAGCCATTAGCCGGGCTTGTGCTAAGTTTAATTTAGAAAGAAAAGATTTTACTTATTTTAGAACTCTTCATAGTCTTGCTTACCACAATTTAAAATTAAAACCTGCTGATGTAATGGGAGATTTTCATTACAAAGAATTATCTGATTGGTTGCAGATCCCTTTACTTAATCCTAACAAGACTGTGAATGATGTTGGAGTAAGTGTTGCTAAAGATGTGTATATTGGAATGATTGACCAGGCTAAGATAAGAGGAGTATCTTTGATGAATTATTTTTGTAATGCCAATGTTCACATAGATGGGGGATATGATAAGTTAGATTATATTAGTAGGGGGATTGCAGAATATAAAAAGAAAAATAAATTATTTGATTATACTGATATGATTTTAGAATTTATTAAAGAAGATAGTGCGCCACGATTAGATGTAGTTATTATTGATGAAGCTCAGGACCTAAGTTTTATTCAATGGCAAATGGTAGAAAAAATTATTCGTAAATCTGATCGAGCTTATATTGCAGGAGATGATGACCAAGCCATATTTAATTGGGCAGGTGCAGACATAGGAAGATTAGGAAAGTTAAAGTGTGAGAGAGAAATACTAGACAAATCATATCGTATTCCTCGTAAGGTTCATACAGTGGCACATAAAATTATTACTCCTGTTATAGGAAGAGTAGAGAAGGTATGGCAACCACGTTCAGAAGAAGGAGAGTTACATTACCATCGTACTCGTTTGAATCATTTAATGGATTTATCCAATGGAACTTGGCTTATTTTAGGAAGAACAAATTATTTATTAGATCAAATAGCCGAGGACCTTAAAACAAGAGGTTGGTTTTTTGAGAGATATAATCGTTCTTCAGTACCAGAAAAAATGTTGAATGCTATCATTGGTTGGAAACAAATTCAACAAGGAGGAGTAATCCCTTTTAGATTAGTTAAAGATATTTATTATTATATGTCCGGTAATAATCATATTGCTCATGGCTATAAAGAGTTACGCAATGCTGATGAAGAAAAAGATTATGATCATGACACATTAGTTTTAGATCATGGATTAAATGTACATAAAGATAGACCTTGGCATGTCGCTTTAGATACTATTCCGGAGTACCAAAAAGTCTATATTACGGCAGCTTTACGGCGCCACCAAGACTTTAATGTGTCAAAAAATATTAAGTTATCTACGATTCATGCAGCAAAGGGTGGCGAAGCCGATAATGTTATGCTATTAACAGACTTACCTAAGAAGGTAGATGATAATTATTTTGTCCAACAGGACGATGAAAGGCGAGTGTTTTACGTGGGAGTAACAAGAGCAAAAAAATCTTTACATGTTGTTTCTTCTGAATCTACTCGTGAGTTTAGAGAAATATTTTAATGATATCAAAGAACATTTTAGAACAAGCAAAAGAATTAATAGGTAAAGATCGTCAAAATGATTATGGCGATAAGCTTACCAATCATAAGAACATCGCTGCGTTGTGGTCTATTTTCCTCCGCAAAGATATATCTGCACATGATGTGGCGATGTGTATGGCATTAGTTAAAGTGGCAAGACTAATGCATGCACATAAAGTAGATAGCTACATAGACTTGGCTGCCTACGCTGCAATCGCTGGGGAAATAAATGAAAGGGAGGAATGAGACAACCCTCTCTTTTTCAGGCTCCGAGCGAATGGATACCTCCTGAAAATATTCCTAATTTGGAAGAAGCAACAGAGATTGCTATTGATTTAGAAACTCATGATCCCGGTTTAAAAACAACAGGACCGGGTTGGGCTGTTAAAAAGGGAAAAGTTATTGGTGTAGCGTTGGCCGTGGATGGTTGGAAAGGATACTTTCCTCTTGCACATCCTGGTGGTGGTAACTTTGATGAAAGAATATTTAAGAGACAACTTAAGAAAATTTTAGAATTACCATGCGATAAAATTTTTCATAATGCAATGTATGACATTGGATGGTTAAGTGCCATGGGCCTTGAAGTAAAAGGTAGGATTGTTGATACAATGATCGCTACTGGTTTAATTGATGAGAACCGATTTAGTTATACATTAAGAGATGTATCAAAAGATTTTATTGGAGAAACTAAATCAGAGGCAGGTTTATATGAGGCTGCTAAAGATTTCGGTGTTGATGCAAAGGCAGAAATGCATTTGTTACCTGCCATGTATGTTGGTCCTTACGCAGAACAAGATGCTGCTGTAACTTTAAAACTATGGCAAACATTAAAAACAGAGATAATAAGACAAGAACTTACGACAGTTTTTAATTTAGAAACTTCTTTACTTCCTGTTCTATTTCACATGAAAAGAAAAGGAGTGAGGGTAGACGTTGAGAAAGCCGAACTTATTAAAAAAAATTTTAGAAAAGAAGAGAAAAAAATATTAGAAGGATTATATAAAACTTGTGGGTTTGAGTTAGAAATTCTTGCACCTTTATCTATTGCCAAGGCTTTTGATAAACTTAAAATAAAATATAATCGTACACCTACAGGATTACCTAGCTTTGATAAGAACTTTTTATTGACACATTCTCATCCATTTGCTCAACAAATTGTGGAGGCAAGAGAAGTAAACAAAGCGAGAACGACTTTTATTGATTCTATTTTAAGACATGAACATAAAGGACGTATACATGCAGATGTAAACCAATTAAGATCGGACCAAGGTGGTACTATTTCTGGGAGATTAAGTATGCAAAATCCCAATTTACAACAAATTCCTGCAAGAAATCCCAAAATTAGTCCTAAGATAAGACAATTATTTATACCGGAAGAAAGGGAAAAATGGGGGATCTTTGATTATTCACAGCAGGAGCCACGTCTTCTTGTTCATTATGGGGCAGTCGTAAGTGATTGGTTACAGTCTCAAGACGCTATGGATGGAGTAAATTCTTTAGTAGAAGGATACAAAGAAAGAGATATAGATTTCCATGATACAGTCGCTAAGATGGCAAATATAGACCGTAAGCAAGCTAAAACAATTAACTTAGGTATGATGTACGGAATGGGTAAAGGTAAACTGATGAGTGAATTAGGGCTAGATAAAGATGATATAGATCAAGTCTTTAAAAATTATCACTCTACTGTGCCTTTTGTAAAAGAATTAACTGAACTTACGATGAGAAAAGCAGGCGACAGAGGATATGTTAGAACTTTTTTAGGAAGAAAATGTCGCTTTGAGTTATGGGAACCCTCTGCTTGGGGTGTTCATAAACCTCTTCCTAAAGATCAAGCAGAAATAGAATACGGGGGAATGGGTAGGATTAAACGTGCCTGGACATACAAAGCATTAAATAGATTGATTCAAGGGTCTGCTGCAGACCAAACAAAAAAAGCTATGTTATGTTTATATGAAGAGGGATTTTTACCACTTATACAAGTCCATGATGAATTAGATATTTCTTTTTCTACTGAAGAAGAGAAAAAGAAGATCATAGAAATTATGGAGCATGCAATTGATTTGCGAGTGCCATCTAAGGTAGATGCTGAAATAGGTCCTTCGTGGGGTGAAGCTGAATAGAAGACATAAAAAAGGTTTTATTAATCATTTAATTGCCATGCAATGGTTAACTATAAATGATTATTATGTGTTTGATAATGTAAGTGGCCTTGGTCCGTGTGACGTGATTGCTATGGATGAAAAAGGAAAAATGATTCCTATAGATATTAAGAGTGAAAGTTTGAGAAAAACAGGAAAATATAAAGGATATAAAATAAATCGTTCACCTAGTGTTCTTCAACACAATTTAGGTATAAGATTATTAATGGTGAAAGATACAGGAGAATGTTATTTTTATGAACAAAAAAGAAAAATATAAATTTACTAAGAACTATATTAAAGAATACAAAGATATTGTTCCACTTGAATTAGCTCGTCGTATTATTTATCAAAAAGATTTAGAGTTTAACCAAGCAACTACTGGTGGTGGTAAAATAAGTTCGCATCGTAATTGTTTAATTAAGCCTCTTGATCCTAAATTTAACAAAGAAATTGCTGATATATTTATGAAAGTATTTAAGTCTTATATTCAAGAGTTTCATTTTTTTGACTCTATTAAAGGTGATACAACGGGGTGGGACCATGTATTATATGTAGGGGAAAAAGCCCAAGAGTATAAAGAACATGTTGATTTTTCTGATGCTCAAAGACCTCGTATTTTAACTTGTTCTTTAATTCTTAATGACGATTATAGAGGTGGGGACTTTAGTTTTTTTGAAGGTGAATATATAATTCCTAAGAAAGCACATAGTGCTATTGTATTTCCTAGTAACTTTTGTTTTCCTCACGCTGTTACTCCTGTTGTACAAGGGGATAGACATGTTATTATTACTTGGATAAGATAGTGATGTATGAAATCTTTATGTCTAACATTATTTTTATTTTGTCAAACGGCATTAACTAATTTTGATTTTACTTATTCAAATAATAAAGAATTTGTTAATGGAATAATTGAATGTACCCAATTATCTAATAGTTTTCTTCCCCCACATTCACGTTCTATTATAATTATTAGTGTTGCTCAGGCAGCTCTTGAATCTGATTGGGGTAAATCTCGTTTTGCTCAAGAAGGAAATAACTTTTATGGTGTTATTGAAACAGATCCTACTTCTAAACATTTAAAAGCTTTAGGTAATCCCAGCATTATGATTCGTGTGTATGATAAAAAATGTGAGTCAGTTGCAGATTATATTAATCTTTTAAACACTCATCATCTTTTTAAAGACTACCAAGAATTAAGGATAAAACAATATGTAAGTGGGGAAGTAAATGTGATGGCATTAGTAGAAACTCTTAAAGGATATGCGGTAGATCCTGCTTATATTCTTAAACTCAAGGCAACAATAAGATATCTTTTAAAAGAATATCCACGTCTATTTCATATATCAGTTGACGCTTAATATTGTATCTAATTTTTGATTAATTTCTTTTACTTGTACCTCAATAACCGAGAGCCGTGCATCAATACGCAACATATCTATATCTTTTATCTTTGATTCAAGGGCCGTGACCCGTGATGACATCATCCCATTAGTGAAAGCAATGCCAGCCACTATACAACCAACCCATATCCAATCACGCATTGATAAATTCATTGTTATTGATTAAATCTAAATAATCTTTTTAAATAATTAGGTTCTTCTGCTAATGAATTTAATACATCAAGAGAACCTTGATCCGTGTTTACTCCCGTATCAAAGTTTTCATTAACCACCATATCAGAAAGACTTAAATTATTTTGATCTAACAAACCAGTACTCATGTCCGGTGGGTTATTTATAAGATCTGTTAACTGTATTTTTTGAGTATCATTTAATGTGTTATCTACTTGAATATTATTAATAGCTGTTGCTTTATCTGCTGCTTGTTTATCTAACCACTCTTGGCCTGAATATGTATTTGGTTTAACAAAAGCCTCATTTCTAATGTAATCAGCCCATTCGTTATAACCTGGAACTACGTTTAAACCAAGTTTACCCGCAAGATCTACAGGTGCTCCAACAAGTTGGCCAAATAAGTTACCACTCCGTGCTGCTTCAACATCCTTTACTATAGGAGTCTGTACATTTTTTTCATCTATTACATCTGCTTGAAATAATTGTTTTTGTACTATAGGTGTGTCATACCGTTGTTCATACCAACTTTCACTTATTCCAGCCTTAGCTAAATCTGCTGGTGTTATTTCTCTACCATATGTTTCCATTTCATATGTTTTTCTATTTTCTTCAGCCTCTTTATTAAAGTTTTCTTTAACTTCTTTCGGTAAAGCAAATACATTTTGATAAGGATATTTATTTAAATTTTTTTGATTGGTAATTTCTTCTACTATATCTGCTAACTCACCTTTTGTATTTGCTGCTTCTGCTAATTGCAAAGCGGTACCGTCACTAGACCCTGTTTCAATAATATCGGTGGTTAAATCATCTTCAAGAGGATATATAAACTCAGGAGTAATCCCTCTATCAATAGCTGCTTGTCTATCCTTATCTGTAATTTCATCTTTTCCAGGTGGTGTTGGTTTTTCCCAATCTAATCCTGGTTGTCTATCGGAAATACTAAAAGGTTTTTCATCTAATGGCTCTTGTCTGTCAGAAGGAAGAATCCAATCTAGTGGATATCGTTGCGCAGGAAATGCACCTTTTCCAAATACATCACCTGTTTCAGGATATCTATAAGGAGTATCTTTATCATCTATTCCCAAAAATCCCTTAGCTAGTCGTGTGCCTGGTAATCCTTTTTGTAACTGAGATGCAAAAGGGTATATCGCATCATACATATCAGGATAAATATTTTGCATTCTTCTGGTTGAGTCTATAAAATCTACATTCTTAGTAAGATCATAAACTCGTTTTCCTTTACCTGTTAAGACAGGGTTACCAAAACTATCCCTTATAATTTTACCGGCTTTATTTTTTAAAACTCCACCTGCTTGGATCGCTCTCTCTTGTCCCAAGGTTTTAGTAAACTTATTTAATCTGGACCGTAGGTCTTTAACCTTTTCTTTATCTCCGTCTTCCAATGCTTGATTAATTCTTCTATCAAGACTACCTACAGATTGTTCCGCTTCTCTTATTTTATCTGCTCTAGTTTTTTTCTGTGACTTAACTATAGCGGCATCACGTCCAGATAGTTGACTATAATCGACTTTCTTTTTAGTTTTTTTTTGTGACTTAATTATACCTTGATCACGTGTAGACTTAGATTTACGATTCCTTCTTAATTTTCCTCTAGTTCTAGCTCTAAGTTTTGATGCCATTATGTTCTCCTTGCTGCAATAGCTTCAGTTATATCAATATCTCCGCTTTTGGCAAGTTGAGATACGTCAGATGGATTAATTACATTACCTCGTGGTTGTATGACTTGGCTAGAACCTATAAGTTCAAAACCTTTTGGTAAAGTATTAGGATTAACAGCAGGAGTTTCTTCAATTACTTCTCTTTCTCCAGCACCATAAGCATCTTGCCATTGAGGATAAGTTTTTAATGGAGTTCTATCATCAAGAATATCAAGAGACCCTTCTAATAATCCTTCAGGATTATCAAAGAATTTTTGATTCCTAAAGTTTTTGTAAATACCATTAAAGAGAGAACGAAAAGCTCTATAAGGATCAGGAACATTTCGTATTTTTGAATGTTCTTTTATTTTATTTTTTTCAAAAGTAGAAATCTTAAAAGGAGTAAATTTATTATTCATAATCTTATTTGCTTCAAATTTAGAATAACGTTCTTTTAATATTTTTTTAATTTCTTTGTCTGACATACCCAATTGTTTTGCTGCTTCTACTTGTTTAAAGAGTTCCATATCATTTCTTTTTTTTGCTTCATTAGCTTGGGTATAACCTTTAATTAAATCTTCTGTAGTAGAACGTGAATCATAAACTTTATCTGTCCATAATTTTTTAGAGTTACGCAGAGCTTCTTTGTTCTCAGCAATTTTAAAATTAATTCCTTGTTCAATAAAAGGATTTTGTATTCTAAATCCTATTAACCCAAATGCTTCATTAAAAAACTTGTATCCTCTTGTATATTTATCAGGTGTACCCATACCTGATAGGTAGAGACGATGTATTTGATCTACTGATCCAGGTTTAAAAGTTTTCACTGCCTCTAGCATACTCTTATATAATTTATTACCCATAGATTCTTCAGGATTAAAAAGTTGTTTTCCATCTCTGGTCATTCCTCCACGTAAAAAAAGATCTCCATAAAATTTAGTAATAATACTTTCCTCTAAAAAAGGTTGAAAAAATTCCTTCGCCCCATCAATTGCAGCATTATCAATGCTACGCATAACACCTTCTTCATTTTCTATTCCTTCATTTAAACCATTCCACGCTGCTCGAAGAGGACGAGTTAAAAAATCATAAGCATTAGAATGAGAAAAATCAATAAAGTAAAGTTGTCCCCCTTGCTTAATGGGAATTAAAGTAGAATTCTTAGACCATTCAGGAAGAAATTGTTTCAGGGCATTAACTGTTTTATTGGATGTTCCACTTATAAGCTGAGCTGATTCTTCTACGGCTTTACCTAGTCCTACTCCAAAAATTCCAACTCCTAGAAGTCGTTGTAATCCTATGCCTCTTGTTAAAGGATCATTGTATTCTCTTACCCCTTGTTTAATAGTGTTTACTCCAGTACGCAAAATTTCTGCTGGAAAAGAAATAAAGTTACCAAAAGGTAATCTTCGTGCAAATTTAACTAAAGGTGAAACAAAATCATAGTTAGGAATATTATTTCTCACGGTATCAGCCGCTGTTTCTTTAACAAATTTATCATAGTTTTGTCGGTTAAATAAATCGGTAATACCATATTTACTACGAGCTAATTCTCCGTACTTAGAAACAAAAGCATTAGGATCTGTTTTATAAAGTTCATCCCAAACACGTCGATATTTTCCTTGTTCAGCAAAATAATTTTGAATTTTATAAAAGTCATCTTCTACTTGGTATAAAGTTCTTGCACCTTCACGTAGTCTTGTTAGGCCAGATTTTTGTCCAATACGACGTAGAAGATTATACATTTGTCCGTCAGGTGTTAAATTTTCTAGTCCACTGGACATATCATCTAACATCATTTTTAAATCACCCATTCGTGCATTTGTATTAACGATGCCTAGTCTTTGCATTTCATTATATTCTTTTAAAAATTGTTCATATGCTACATCATCTTTAAAAAGTCTTTTTCCTGCTTGAGATTCTAATTGGCTTTTAGTTAATGACTTTGAAATTTGCCATGATCTTCTAAAGTCTTTAATAAATTGTGAGGGGTTAAATAAATTACCATTCATTCCTGAAAAAGAAATAGCACTAATTATATTACGTGCGTGGGTAATAGGAGAGAGAGTAGTTTTTGTTTCTTGAATAAGAGCTTTAGGAGCCAATACAATTCCATTATAAAGAGCTGTTCCTAAATTTTCTTTCTGTGCTACATTAGCAACACGATGAATAGAGTTAGCAATATCAGGTGTTGTATATAAACCATTTAAAGGATTCCATAGATCAGTTTCTATCTTAGTTGTAAAATTTAAACCTCCTTCTGTTGGAGTAGGATTTCTAAATAAGTAACGATCTAATCCAGTATCTGCTACTTTTTGAAAATATTTAGAAGAACTTAAAAAATTATTTATTTTATTTACACTGTCAATAAGTTGAATGCCCGGATCTTTAATCTCTCCTAATAAGTCTCTAATTTCTTTAGGTACTTGTTCTCTCATTTTAAATACAGCGTCATCTACAGATTTTAATTTAACTAATTGATCTCCAAGATCTTTCATTTTTCCTGACTCTAAAATTGTTCTAATTTCTCCTTCTAATGCTTCCGCATGATTCCCACTTTTAGGAATAAATTTTCCGTCCACTACATCACCATATAAACCA